GTGTTACAAGCACAGAAATTTTATGATTTACAAACAGTAGAGAAAGCAATTGCTAGATTAGAAGAAAGACTAGCATACGCATTCTTACTTAATACAGCAATTCAACGTCAAGCAGAGAGAGTTACGGCTCAAGAAATTAGATATATGGCTAATGAACTTGAAACAGCTATGGGTGGTATTTATTCTTTATTATCTCAAGAATTACAATTACCTTTAGTTTCTCTTTTAATGATGAGAATGGGAAGTAAAAATGAAATACCAAAACTTCCAAAAGGTAGTGTAAGACCTACAATCATAACTGGTGTGGAAGCACTAGGACGTGGTAACGATTTACAGAAACTAAGAGAGTTTGTAGCTGAGATAGGACAGTTAGCACAAATGAATCCTCAAGCAGTTCAATTATTAAACATAGGTGATTTAATTGAAAGACTAGCTACAGGACATGGAATTGAAACTGAGAACTTAATTAAGTCTCCAGAACAGTTACAAGCAGAACAAGAACAACAAATGGCAATGCAACAGCAACAACAAATGGTTGAGACTGCTCAAGCAGTAGCACCTAAAGTTGCCGACAATGTTACAAAACCTCAAGGATAATAAACAATGGTAGACCAAGTAGAAATAAAACAACCAGAAGAAACTTCAGAAAAACCTACAGACGCAGCTCAAGATAAAACTTATGAAAACGAGAGCAGACCTGAATGGTTACCTGAAAAATTCAAGTCACCTCAAGATATGGCAAAAGCCTATAGTGAACTTGAAAATAAATTAGGACAGTCTGAACCCAAAGATAATAATAATAAAGACTCAGAACCTACAAAAGAAACAAAAGAATCTGACTTATCAATTGATAATGCAGAAAAAGCTGTAGAGAGTGCAGGATTAAATATGGAAACTCTACAACAAGAATATAATGAGAGTGGTGAACTTAATGAAAAATCTTATAAATCTTTAGAAAAAGCAGGAATTCCTAAAGATTATGTTGACGCTTTTATTAAAGGACAAGAAGCTATTGCAACACAAACAGCTAACACTTTAAAACAAGAAGTTGGTGGTGCAGAGTCTTATAAGTCTATGATGGAATGGGCTTCAAGTAATTTAAGTGAAGCAGAAGTTAACGCTTACAATTCCACAGTTAACGGTAAAGACATCGAAGCTACAAAATTAGCAATCGCAGGATTGAATGCTAGATATAAAAATGCTGAAGGTGTTGAACCAAATTTAGCTAAAGGTGATAGACCAAGTAGCAGTAATGCTCAAGGTTATCGTTCTTGGGCTGAAGTAACAGCAGCAATGTCTGACCCTAGATATAGTAAAGACACTGCGTATCAAGCTGACGTACAAGCAAAAATTAAAAATAGTAGGTTATAATGTTATTAGTTTTAAAAAAGAAATTAGAAGCTGATATAGCTGAACACTCTTCTATTATAGATATATATTTACAAAAGCCAGTAGCTATTGGTGACCATGATAAAATATTTGAAGTAATACAAGAAAGATTTGAAAAATTTACTTGTGCAAAACATCAATTGGAAGAATTGGAGAAAATTTTAAATGAAAAAGTACAAACCAAAACCGAAGCCGAAACCAAAACCGAAACCAAAACCAAAAGGTAAAGGATACTAACATGGCAAAAAAAGGATTATACGCAAACATTCACGCTAAACGTCAAAGAATTAAATCTGGCAGTGGTGAACGTATGAGAAAACCAGGAAGTAAAGGCTCACCTACAGCAGCAAATTTTAGACGAGCTGCAAAAACAGCTAAGTCATAATATTTATGAAAATTGTAATAACTTTTTTTTATTAAATATTGCAGGTGAATTAGAATATAAAAATTATACTTTTCCTAGTTCAGATATTAAAGAGTTTGAAACTGTGTATCATGCTTGTGAAAGATTTTATGAAAGTAAAACTATTTACATAGAAGATAAAAACATTCATTTACTAAAATCAAACTTAAAATATCAAACGTTTGGATATATTTGTCCAAACTAATATAGTTGTGTTACCTTTCTAGGTAGCAACTGCTAACACGATGTTAAGTACATTAACTTGACCGTTCTGAGGAACGACAATCTTGTGAAGGAAAAACTGAGTGAAGGCTTTTTAAACAAACAGTCAAAGGAGAAAATACTATGGCAATTGGAAACCCTGCTGATATAGGCAGAATAAACAGTGCCGGCTCTGAGGACGCTCTGTTTCTGAAAGTTTTTGCCGGAGAAGTTTTAACTTCATTCGAAAGAGCAAGTAAGACTGAAGGAAGAGATATGGTAAGAAGTATCGCTTCTGGAAAATCAGCTTCATTCCCAGTAATGGGTAGAGTTGACGCAGAGTACCACACGCCTGGTGCTGAAATAGTAGGTAAAGATGTAAACCATAACGAGAAAGTAATCACTATAAACGATTTACTTATCTCTCATGTGTTTTTATCAAACCTAGAAGAAGCTAAGAATCACTACTCAGTTAGAAGCGCATATTCTAACGAGGTAGGTAGAGCATTAGCTTTTACAAAAGACAAACACATCCTTCAAACTATTGGACAAGCAGCTCTAACTACAACTGCTAACGTTGGTGACACTGGATACCCTACAGGTACAGTTCTAACTAACGCTAACATTGCAAGTGGAACAGCAGCAACTTCAGCTAATGGAATGATTGATTCATTGTTTGACGCAGCTAAAACTTTAGACGAGAACTATGTTCCGACTGAAGGAAGAGTAGCATTTCTAAAACCAGAAATGTACTACAAATTAGCTAACGCAACTAATGCAATCAACGTTGACTTTAGTGGAAGAGGTTCAATCGCAGAAGGTACAGTTCAGAAGATTGCAGGAATTACTTTAGTTCCTGTCCCACACTTTGTGGCTTCAAACGTAAGTTCAGGAGTTGACGCAGGTTCGGCTACTCAAGGTGGTTCAACACCTCAAGCAGTTAACCTAACTAACTTCGAAGCTTTAGTTTCACACCCAAGTGCAATTGGAACTGTCAAGTTAATGGACTTGGCTACTGAGATGGAATACGACATCAGAAGACAAGGTACTTTAATGGTAGCTAAATACGCTATGGGTCACGGAGTTTTAAGACCTGAAGCGGCAGTAGGAATTAAAGACGCTTAATCTTTAAGTGTATTTATACTTATAAGGAGTGGGGGTCTAGGGAGACTGAAACCCCCACTTTAATTTAAAAAAGGAAAAACATGGCAACACAAATTACAGCGACAACAGAATTACAGGCGATAAATATTATGCTTTCTTTTATAGGTGAAGCACCTGTCAGCGCTATAACTGGAAACATAGGAACAGACGTTGCCGTAGCAATAAATATTTTAGACGAAACATCTATGAGTGTACAATCTCAAGGATGGTATTTTAATAGAGAATTTGATGTAACACAAACTAGAGATACAAATAATAAAGTACCTTTAGACTCAAACTGTGTTCAAGCAGAAGCTTCAAGACCGTATCAATACTTATATCAATACACAATAAGAAATGGATTTTTATATGACTTAAAAAATCATACAGATGTTTTTGATAAAGACCCAATGATAGATAAAGTTTTAATACAACAATTTGAACATCTTCCAGAATATGCAAGAAGATATATTGTAATCAAAGCTTCAAGAAGATTTGCAGCTCGATACATAGGTGCAGACCAATTAGTTAAATTAGCAAATATAGATGAGCAAGAAGCACACGTTCAATTTGAACAAGCAGACTCAAGAGCAATGGACGCAAACATTTTAAAAGATGAATACAATATGAATTACATTGCTAATCGTGGTCATAAACGTTCATCGAGGAGTTAAACAATGGCATTAATTTCTCAGTCTATACCTAACTTAATAAATGGTGTCAGCCAACAAAACCCAGTACAGAGAAATGTATCTCAAGCTGAGAACCAAATTAACTTTCAATCTAATATTATTGACGGTTTATCTAAAAGAGCAGGCACTCAATTTGTCGCTAACTTACTAGCTAACCAAGCTATTCCTAATAATTGCGCAGTACAATGGATTAACAGAGACGCAAACAATCAATACGTTGCTATATTTTATAACCAAGGAGTTAAAGTATTTGATTTAGACGGTAATGAAAAAACTGTAAGTTTTCCAGATGGTACTTCTTATTTAACTTCCACAAACCCTTTAGAAGATTTTAAATTTACAAACATTGCAGATTATACTTTTGTATCTAACGCTCAAAAAACTGTAGCAGAAGACACAGCTACAACAGCAGCAAAAGTACAAGAAGCTTTAGTTTATGTTAAAAGTTCACAATACGGTAGACAGTATAGTGTAACGTTAAATCATTCTACGTGGTCTTATCCAATAGAAGTTATGTTTCAAATGCCAACTGGTAATGACGCTTCAACAGATGGAAAATTTAGAGATACTGAAAAGATTGCTCATATATTATTATATGGAACAGCGTCTTCACACTGGTCTAGTGGTGCAGACGGAATAGGATTTAAAACTGTAAGAGCAGACACAGGCGCAACATTAAGTACATCACAAGGATTAGCAAACTATTCTGGAATTACAGGAACGTTTACTAATGCTCAATATGGAAATACTATTTATCTTTCATGTGCTAGTGGAACGTTTGGAATTGAAACTACAGATGGTTTTGGTAACCAAGCTATGTATGCAATAAAAGACGCTATACAAGATTTTACCGATTTACCTTATTACGCAAAACCTAATATGATTATTCAAATTACTGGTGAAGAAGGTGATACACTTTCTGATTATTATGTAAAGTTTGAGTCTAATGGTGTTTGGAAAGAAACTATAGGACCAGGAGTAAAAGTTGGTCTTGATGATACTACAATGCCACATCAATTAATTAACAATAATAATAATACATTTACTTTTAGTAAAGGTACGTGGACAGATAGAGTAGCAGGCGACATGGACACCAACCCTGCACCAAGTTTTGTAGGACAAAAAATAAATAATTTAACTTTCTTTCAAAATAGATTTGGAATTATTTCTAATCAAAATTTAATTATGTCAGAAAATGGTGAGTATTATAATTTCTTTGTAACAACTGGTACAGACGTTTTAGATACTGACCCAATTGATATTGCAGCTAGTGGTACTACAGTAAATAAACTTTATAACTCTATAGATTTTAATGAACAACTTTTATTATTTTCAGCAGAGTCACAATATATTTTAGAATCTTCTGGTGATAGTATTACACCAACTACAGCCGTACTATCTAAAACTAGTACGTTTGCACACGATACTAAAGTAGCACCAAAGTCAGCAGGAAAATTTGTTTACTTTGCACAAAAGAGAAATGACAAAACTGCAATAACAGAATACTTTGCAGATGATGATACGTTAACAAATGACGGTCTTGATATTACAATTGGAGTAAACACTTTACTTCCAAGTAACGCATACAAACTTGTGTCTAACAACATTGAAGATACAATGGTTGTACTTTGTCACGATACTTTAGATACAACTAATACAGCGCCTTATACACCAAGTTCAAATGTAACTGGAACAAATGCTAGTAAAATGTTTATTTACAAATATTTCTGGGACGCAGATAAAAAAGTACAATCAGCCTGGTCCACATTTACTTTTAATAATATGCAAATTGTATCAGCCGAAGCGTTTGATAGTTATATTTATTTATTAGTTAATGAAAAAACAAATTTAAAATTATTAAGAATAGATTTAAGAAATCCAAATTTTAACTCTTTAGCATTTCCAATTAGTGTAGATATGCAAACAGCTATATTAACTGGAAGTTATAACAGTACAACGGATAAAACTACATTTACAATTCCGTATGAACATAACCAAACTTTATTAGCAATTGACGCAACAAATGGTGCAGACTTAACAATTGATAGTCAAAGTGGAACTACAGTTATAGTTCAAGGTAATCATACATCATGTATTTTTGGAAGTACGTTTGAATCTTTATATGAATTTTCAAAACCATATGTAAGAGAGCAAAGCGCAACAGGACAAGTTGCAATAACTTCTGGAAGATTTCAGATAAGAACAATGAGTGTAGATTATCAAGATAGTGGATTTTTTAAAGCAACAGTTTTACCAGACGGAAGAAGTTTATCCTCTTATGAAATGTCTGGTAATGTAATTAATTCTTCGTCCTCTGTAATTGGACAACCTAATATGGCAAGTGGAACTTTTAATATACCGATACAATGTAAAAATACAGATTTTGTTTGTAAGATAATTTCTAGTTCACATTTACCTTGTCACTTTATATCAGCAGAAATTGAAGGATATTATCATAGAAGAAATAGAAGGATGTAATATGGAAAAATGTGTAAGGGAAGCAGTTGTAAAAGACTGTATTGACCTAGCACCTAAAATGCGTCTAGCAGATAGACGTGAAATAAAAGCTTCAGATAACCTAAGTCCCTTAAAAGCATTAGTTCTTCCCTTTACTTATGAAGGTGCAAAAAACTATACAATCTTAGGAACAAAAGAAGAAGGTGTTATTGGTATGTTTGGCTCAACGCCATGTGCATACGAAAAAGATTATGGAGTTGCTTGGATGTTATCAAGTGACCAACTTAGAAACCATGTAAGACAATTCTTAAAAGAATGTCCTCATTGGGTAAACGAAATGGGTAAAGGTTATAAATATCTTTACAACTTTGTAGATGAACGTAATTGGGAAACTTTAAAATGGTTACAGTTCTTAGGATTTGAACCAAAGAAAAAGTTACCATACGGACATGAAAAATTAAATTTTATATTAGTAATGAAGGAGTTAAAATAATATGTGTACAGCAGAAGCAGGCTTTGCGTTAAATGTGGTAAGTGCAGTTGCAGACCATAACGCTAAAAAAGACCAAGCCTATAGAACTTCTGTTTCAAATTTTCATGCTAAAAATGCTGCGAGTGCAGCTCTGTTTGATGACTACGGACAAATAGACCAAAGTAAAATAAATGCAGCAAAAGAAAAGTCAGCCGAGAAGTTTGCAATTAAAAGAGAAAAGATTGCAGAAATGTCAAAACAATTGGCACTTAATGTTGGTAACGCTACAGCAATATATAAAGACGTAGGAACAGATACAGACGCAGAATTTATGGATGTTAACATGGCGTTTACTAAAGATATGTTATCTTTCAATAGACAAGAAAATGAAGCTTATGCTTCTTACGCAAATACCATCAACAATCTTCCAGTCCCAGTAGAACCTAGTGACATGGCATTAGCAATTAATATTGCAGGTGCCGGTGCAGATTATGGAAGTAACCCAGATAGAAAATATTTTAAAGGATAAAGCATGGCATATAAATCACAGTACGTACCAGTAAGATTTCAAGCAACATCTACTGGTAGACCTAGAGAAGCAAAAGACTCTGAGTTAAATCAGATTTCTAATGCGCTAAAAAACTTTGATAAATCTTTTGCTAACTTTACTGAAGCTTATAAAACTGAACAACAAAATGAAGCACAAGATGTTTTCGATAATTTAAAAGCACAAGGTATTACAGACCCAGAAGAAATTAAAAAGATGATTGACTCTGGTGACGAAAGAGTTGCTAAGTTAAAAGGGTATTACACTAAAGCAGTAGTAGACTCAAACTTTGGTTTATCACACGCTATTGAAGACTTTAATAATATTGAGACACAAGTTGCTAATATGACTGGTGGTGACGAAACAGGTGAAGCTATGGCTAATCTAGATATAGATAGCTTATTTCAAAGTAAAGATGACCTTGGTGAGCCTACTGGTAATCCTTTAAGAAATTTAGACACACAAACTAAATCTTATACTAGAGCCTATACAGATTCTATGAACCAAATGAGATTAAAGTTAGAAGAAAAACAATCTATAGCAAAAGGTTTACTTTTAAATAAACAAACAAATGACGCAACGTTCTTAATGATAGGCAAAGCATGGGAACAAAATGGTATTGATGGTTTAAAAGAATTAAGAGCCGATAAAGTAGTACAAGAAAAATTTACTAATAAAGATGATTGGAATAAAAATGTTCTTAATTATTTAGAACAAAGAGCAACATTAATTGCTAGTGGTATTATTGATAATCCTGCAGAATTTCAAAAAATTATAACTTATTTAACAAGTAAAAGAGGTAAAGATGATGAGTTACCTTCAATGTTACAAACCCCTGGTACACAAGAACAAGCAACTAAAATATTAAAATCAATTGCTACAGCAGTAAATTCTGGAAGTAAAAAACTTAATATTGAAAAGATGTTCTTTGATGGTGTTGGTCATAAAGAAGTTTGGAATGGTGAAAAGATTTCAGAGACAGATAAAAAATTAGCACAAGATAGTATTTACAATAAAATTATAACTTTAGTAGATGAAGAAGCAAAAATTTGGGAAACTAATCCTGCTAACAGAGGAGAAAAATATCCTAAAGAAGATAAAGTCAATGCTTATATCGCTTCTATTATGTCTAAGAATGCAATTGTATTTTATCCTTGGAAAGAAGAATTAGAATTAGGAATTGGATTAATTAACAACACAAATGTATTTCAAGTAGAACAAGTACCACAATTTATAAAAGGGTACGAAAGATTTAAAATGTTAAAAAGACTAGGACAAGACAATAATCCTACGGCTGATTATTTAACTGGTAGAGAAGAAATATTTTATGAAGGCGTATTAGCTTTAGAAAAAAATGGTGCAGAAGTACAAGACGCTGTAGCAACAATGTGGAAAATACAAAATTTACCAGATGTTGTAAAACGATTTGAAAATGTAGATGATGAAATACAAAGTCAAATAGAATCAATTTTTAAATTTTGGTTTAAAGATGACGCTGATGTAACTTTTCAAGTACAAGAAGCAATTCGTATTGCACAAATATATACAGCAACAGGAACTAATGAAACATTAGCAAGAAACAAAGCTATAGAAATGGTAACAAAATCTTACATAGCTGTAGATGGTATTTTATGGAATAAAAGAAAAATGCCTGGACTTGATGGTGACGCAACGTTTCACCAAGAATTAACAGATAAATCAAAATTCTTATCAGCTAATGTAGCAGAAAAATCAAACGGATTTTATGAACAAGATGATTTAGTTTTAGCACCTTGGTTTGGAAATATGTTTGTTGTTATGGACAGAAATACAATGTCACCAGTAAGCATAGACGGACAAGCGTATGCTTTTACTTATCAAGATATATTTGATGGCAGCTCTAAATTTAATAAAAAATATTTAGAAGGTGCAGAATGGAACAATGTTCTTAAAGAAAGAAATGAAAAAATGTTAAAAATTATAGATGACATAGATGTTCCTACAATAAACAATATAGACGACATGAATTTATACAATCAAATGCAAGATGATTTTAAGGTAGTTAAATGAGCAATATAGATTTTGATTTTATTTTAAAACAAGAAGGGTTTAAAACAGAAGGGTATGTTCCTGACGCAGAAAATTCTGACTCTGGTGTTACTATTGCAAGTGGTTTTGATTTAGGGGCAAGAGTATTAGAAGATTTAAAAGGATTACCAGATGATATTGTAAATATTTTAAAACCTTTTTTATCTTTAAAAGGTGCAGAAGCACAAGAAGTAGCTTCTAATTTAAAAGTATCTGACGACCAGGCAAAAACAATTAATGAATTTGCTAAAAATGAAGCTATTACAAATTTAAAAAGTAAATGGCAAAATTCTACTGGAACATCATTTGATGATTTATCTCCAGAACAAGCAACAGTTTTAGCTTCAGTAGCTTTTCAATATGGTGATTTAGAAAGCAGAACTCCAAATTTTTGGAAACAAGCAACTAGTGGTGATTGGTTAGGTGCTTATGAAAATTTAAAAAACTTTGGTGACAGATATTCTACTAGAAGAAATAATGAAGCTAATTATTTACAGCCGTTGCTAAAAAAAAATTTAAATGAAACAGAATTAAGAAAAGTAAACAGACAAGGATTTGATAGAGCATTAAACATTGCTACAAGTGAAGTTACTTTAAATGACATGATTGAATCAGTTATGCCAACAATTGACCAAGACAGGGTAACTACTAAAAGTGAAGTAAGAGATAGAGAGCCAACAAACATATTAGAAGACCCAGAGTGGCTACAAAGTGTTACAGAATTTACACAAGGTTTAAATGAAAGTTTAGATAATATTTCTCAACCAGAAGTAAGAACTAAATCTGAAAATAGAGAAATACAAAAACAAGCATTAAATGACCAAAGACAATTTGAAGGGAATAAAGAAGAATTTTTATATGCTAATGCAGATGAGATAAGAAAAAAGATAGAAGCACAAAATCAAGAAATAGAAAATTATGATGTTTTAGAAGGACATACTAATCCTTCATTCTTAGACCCATTAGTAGATATACCTACAGTTAGTGAAAAAGAACAATTTAAAATAGATAAAGTTAATGCTGATATAAAAGAAAAGTTATCAAAAGAATATTCGTATTTAGATATAGGTAAAGCAGCAATAGACCAGGAGTGGATTACTTCATGGATATTAAAAGCAAACAATAGAGAAGACTTAGACCCTAACTATGAATTTGGTATTAATGATTTTGTATTAAGTAAAGAACAACAAGATGAAATAAGAGAAGGTGTTAATCCAGATTATTGGGACGCTTTTGAAAAAGCTACATCTTTTCCAGAATTAAAAAGAATTAAAGAAAAAATTATAGACGTACAAAATAAAGAAAAAGTTTTAATGTCTAAAGGTATTGCTACAGGAATGACAGCAAGATTCCTCGCAGCTATACTAGACCCAACAGCTTGGGCAGCGGCAATTGCTACGGATGGTATTTTAGCGCCTGCAATTGTAATGAACAAAGCAAACCGTATTCAAAGAATTATTAGAGGTGGATTAGCGGCTGGAACTACTAACTTAGCTATTGAAGGTGCATTAGTTTCTCAAAATCCTACATTAGGAACTAAAGAATTATTAATTGCGGCTTCAGCAGGATTTGTTTTAGGTGGAACTATTAGAGGAATTAAAAGCCGTAAAATGTCAGATGATGAAAAAGCTTTAAACAAAGCAGTAGATGATTACACGAATGTAAAAGAAAAAGAAATTATAGATGAAACTGAAGGTTTAGAAACAACAACTAAAGGTAATAAAAAATATGATGTTGCTAATAAAACTGAACAAGATGATTACGACAAAGTAGCTGACGAATACAATAAAGATTTAGCAGACAGAACTACAATAAGAACAGACGGTAACACAGAAGTTAGAATGCCTGATGGTAAAGATGAATACATCGTTACTAAAGACGGTAAAATTTATAAATGTGATTAAGGATAACAAATGGCAGAATGTGAAATAAAAGAAGACAATTTAGAATTTACTGGCGTAGATGAAAATGACGCTATGGCTGAACTGTATACTAATTACATGGCAAAACATCTTAAAGACGTTCCTGAAAATGGGGATGTGTTTATGGGTAATGGTTTTTGGAAATGGTTTAGATTTGATAGAGCAGGCGTAACTGATATGTCTAAAAATAAATTAGTAAGAGGTATTTCTAATATATTATATGAGTCAATTGGTAAGACTGGTAAGAATTGGGTTAGGTCTAGAACTATGTCTCAAGTTAAAAACTTTGAGTTAAATAGACAACGTACTTTATATTACAAAAATTGGGTATCTAACTATGACGCTTGGTTAAAAGAAAATGGTTATAAAAGAATACATTTAGATGGCATTACTAAAAGAGAAGAATTTAATGAATTAGTAGCTAGAGCAATTAGAGGTGAAGCAATTGAAAGCCCTACAGTACAAAAAATGGCTAACGCTCAAAGAGAACGTTATAGAGATTTATTACAAAAAGCTAAAGACTCTGGTGTTAGAGGTGCAGATAAGATTGAAGAAAATTTTAATTATTTAACAAGAATTTATTCTAACGCTAAACTTTCTAAATTAATTGATAAATTTGGTGAAAAGAAAGTTATTAACTTTTTAGCTAAAGCAATGCGTGGGGGACTAAGTGAAAAAGCAAATTTAAGATTAGCTAAATATTTAACAAGAGTTATTCAAAGACAACGAAGTGAATACCAAATGAACATTGGTGGTATACTTAATGCTAAAGCTGAAGATTTAAATAGAATACTTAGAGAACAAACTGATTTAAGTGCAGATGAAATTTTAGAAATTACTGGTGCTATATTTCCAAGTAAATCTGGAACATCAAATATATTTAAAAGTAGAAGAGTAAAACTTGATGAAACATATTCAGATGGGGAAATGTCAATTGCAGATTTTTTAGAAAATGACTCAGAAATTCTTTTCTTAAATTATGCAAATAATCTTACTGGACAAATGGCATTAGCTGAACGAGGATTTAGGTCTGGTTCTGATTGGACTAAAATGATGAGACAGATAGAAAAAGAATATGAAGCACAAGGTATTGCTGTAACTGATAAAACTAGAATTAACGAAATGAAAGCTTTGCAAAGTGGTTATGACCATTTAGTTGGAAAACCATTAGAAGATATATCTACTACTTATTCTACATTCGGACGAATAATGAGAAAATATAACTTTGCTAGAATTATGAACCAAGTAGGTTTTGCTCAGTTAGCTGAGATAGGTGTATTGATTGCTAACACTGGATTAAGACAAACAATCAAACATTTACCAGAAATGAGAAAGCTTATTAAAAGATTAAAGAACGGTGAAATTGATGATGAGTTTATGAGAGAAGCTGAAGAAATCTTTGGTGGTTTTGGAAGTGAGAGACTTATTAATCAAGTAGCAAATCAATCAGATGAATTTGGTGCAAGAATATCAAAATCTAAAATTAGAAAAGTAGAAAGAACTCTTGACCATTTAAATAGAATTACAGCAGATATTTCTGGAATGAATATTGTTAACATGGCTATGAAAAGAATTGCTTTAAAAGGTATGGTTCAAAAATGGGTGGACCAGGCATTTGGTGGTAAAGCAGCTATGTCTTTAAAACGTGCTAGAGATTTAGGTATTTCAGACGCTATGTATAAAAGAATATTAGACCAGATTAAAAAACACGCTATCACTGAAGAAGGCGCTTTAACAAAAAGAAAAATTAAAAGAATTAATATAGACAATTGGGCAGACCAGGAAGCTGCGTCTACATACGCTCATGCAATAAATAGATGGGGCAGAAGAACAATCCAAGAAAATGATATTGGTGAACAAATGTTTCTTGGTGGTTTAACTGACACTACAACTGGAAAAATATTATTTCAGTTTAGAGGATTTATGATGACAGCGTACGGCAAACATTTATTACACGGATTAAAAATGAATGACGTTCAAGCTTATAAAGGATTTGTTATGTCAACTATGTTTGCAGGAATGGCTTATGTTGCTCAAATACAAGCACAAGCAGTTCTAATGACTGGTAGAGACAGAAAGAAATTTCTAGAAAATAGACTAGGTAAAACCGAAGATGAAATAATTAAAAATATTGCTAAAGCAGGATTTCAACGTTCAGCTTTTGCTTCATTAATACCGGCTTTTGTAGATACTGGATTAGGAATTTTTGGAGTAAATCCATTGTTTCACTATAGGTCAACTGGACTAGACTCAAATATTATAACTGGTAATCCAACCTATGATTTATTGTGGACTAAAGGTTTCTCACCTACAGGAGGTATAGCAAGAACAGCTAAATCTATGTGGGACAGTGATTATGACTTTTCGCAGTCTCAATACAATGATTTAACTCAAATGTTTATATTACAGAATGCTTTAGGCATTCAAAACGTTATTAGAAAACTAGGAAGTATGAACCTTCCTGAAAAACCATAACCAATAAGTACCCATATTAGAAGAAGAAAAGGAGTGTAAATGGCTAATTCATTTGTAAGATACACAGGAAATGGCTCAACCACACAATATGCAGTAAGTTTTACATATCGTGACCAGGCTGACATTACTGTAACAATTAATGGTGTAGCTACAACTGCTTTTACTTACAACGCTTCTGGAACTCAGATTACTTTTACGACAGCACCGGCTAATAACAGTTCTATTGAAATTCGAAGAACAACAAGTCAAACTTCAAGATTAGTTGACTATGCGGCAGGTTCAGTTCTTACAGAAAACGATTTAGATACAGACTCAAATCAAGCTTTCTTTATGGGACAAGAAGCTATTGATAATGCTAACGACAGAATTTTATTAGATAGTTCAGATTTTCAATGGGACGCAACAAACAAAAGGCTTAAAAATGTTGCTGACCCAACAGCTAATCAAGACGCAGTAACAAAAAATTATTTAGAAAACACATGGTTATCAAGTGCAGATAAAGCTAATATTACAACACTAGCAGGAATTTCTGGATTAAGTTCTTTAGCTTCAAACAGCACAAATATTAACACGGTAGCTGCCAACAATACTAACGTAACAAATGTTGGTGGTTCAATTGCTAATGTTAATTTAGTAGCAACCAATATTTCTTCAGTAAACACAGTAGCAACGGACATTACAAAAGTAATTGCAGTTGCAAACGATTTAGCTGAAGCAGTGTCAGAAGTAGATACTGTTGCTCAAGATTTACAAGAAACAACATCTGAAATAGACACAGTTGCAAATAATATTGCCAACGTTAACACTGTTGGTAATGCAATAGCTAATGTCAATGCAGTGGGAACGGACATTGCTAACGTTAATACAGTTGCAACTAATTTAACTTCAGTAAACGATTTCGCAGCTCGATACCGAGTATCATCTTCAGCCCCAACTACTAGTTTGGATGTTGGTGATTTATGGTTCGATTCTACAGCTAATGTTATGAAAGTTTACTCGAGTTCTGGATTTCAAAATGCCGGAAGTTCCGTTAATGGTACGGCTGACCGGTACCAATACACAGCAACAAGTGGACAAACAACTTTTTCTGGAAATGACTCAGCAGGAAATTCTTTAGCTTACGACCCACCGTACTTAGATGTATTTTTAAATGGTGTTCGTTTAGCAAACGCAGATTTTACAGCAACAACAGGCTCATCAATTGTTCTCGCTTCTGGCGCAGCAACAGGAGATATTTTATCGGTTACAGCATACGGAACATTTTCGTTAGCTGCGATTAATGCAAACAATGTTACAACTGGAACTCTTTCGACTGGAAGAGGTGGAACTGGATTATCAACTTTAGGTTCAGCAGGACAAGCCCTTATTGTAAATCCTGCCGGAAACGCATTAATATATTCTAATGCAAGTTCAGCAGAAGTTTATGGATTTGAAACTTATTTTAATCCATCAACATTAGTTAAAACTGTGACTGTTCAATCAGTCAGTGGTTCTAACAAATATTTTATAGATGGAGTTCAACAAGATACTTTAGAATTATTAAAGGGAAACACTTATGTGTTTAATCACCCTTCATCACACCCATTTAGATTTTCTACAGATAGTGGAAACTCAAGTGCTTATACAACTGGTGTGACGGTTAATTCATCAACACAAGTTACAATTGTTGTTGCTTCAGACGCACCAACAACACTTTATTATTATTGTAGTTCGCATTCAAACATGGGTGGACAAGCAAATGTTTCACCACCTGCAGATAATGCTTTAAGAGTAACTACAACTAATCAAGGACAAGACAACATATCAAATACAACATACGCCAACTTTGATGATGTTTTATACGCAGCAAGTGGTTTCACTTGGGGCATAACTAATGGCGAACTAATAGCTACAATATAACAAGGAGAAAAAAAATATGGCTACAGTAAATCTCGGAAATATTAAGTTCAATTGGAAGGGAACTTATAATGCCGGTACAACATATGCGATAGATGACGTTGTTTCGTACAATGGTTCGTCTTACATCTGCATTCAAGCAAGTACAGGAAACCTTCCAACTGTCACAACTTACTGGAATGTAATGTCAACAGCAGGAACTAACGGAACAGACGTTGGAACGACAATAACAACACAAGGTGATATATTATACAGAGACGCTTCTGGTCTAGCAAGATTAGGATATGGAACAGCAGGACAAGTTTTACAAACTGGTGGTTCAGGTGCTAACCCAAGTTGGGGAACAGTATCATCAGACTTTGTGAAAATTGCTACTGGAAATTTTAGTAATGTTTCTAGTCTAATGATTGATGGAACTGCAAATTGGGGTACAGCAGGAACTTATAAAAGTCATATGCTTACTTTTACACCTTTAAAAGTCATTGGGGGTGCATATACACATCTTAGAATGCGTAGTGTAAAAAATGGAACTGCCGATACTGGCAATCAATACAGTTGGGCTATTGTAATGGTTAGGAGTATTGGTACTATTTATGATAGTAGTGGCGAAGGTGTAAGTTATATGCAACTTTCCCATGATTATTTTAGAGGAAATGATAATGCTAACCACTCTTTTGATATACATTTACATAATATACATGGTGCAAGTGATTTTGACTATTTACAAGCCACAGCCATGACTGCTCACTCAAACCAAGATGGCGACCAAAGACTTCATGGTCATAATTTTCATGGTCAAACTCATACAAACCACGCAGTGAATAATGGAAGAACTGGAATAGAATTTCATAGTTCTCATCAAAATATAAGTGGTACTTGGTGTACTTATGGAATTAAATAGGAGAAAATATGTCAAATAATAGAATAAATATAAATGGTGTAGATAGAGAAATGACAGCAGAAGAAATTGCTCAAAAAGAACTAGACGCATCAAATGAAGTAAAGAGACAAACTGCTGAAGATGAAGCAAAGGCAAAAGCAAAAGCAGATAAAGAAGCAAACGATACTTTAAAAGCTAGTGCTAAAGCTAAGTTAATTGCAGGAGAAGCATTAACCGAAGATGAAGCTAACACAATAGTTTTATAATTAGGAGAAACTTACATGACTAAAAACAGAGACTTAGCTGACATAGTTGGCGATATTGCAAACAATGCAGAAAAAGCAATTGTTGTAAATGCGTCAGGTACAGAATTAACTTTTGGTGACGCAGGGTCTTCTGATTTATACGGATTTGTAAAAACAAATGGAACAGGAAATCAAAAAGAAGATTTAGTGGTTCATTACACAAATGGTACAGATAATTTGTCTGTAGCACACAACAACAGTACCCAATCAGATTTATTTGATGAAAGTATTATGGGTAAAAGAGGATTATCATTTTCAGTTGACTCAAGTGGCAACTTGAATGTGACAGTCTAACAACAATAAACAAGGAGAAAATAAATAATGGCAACATTAAATTTAGGTAGAATTAAGCCAGTATTCAGAGGTGCATACGCAGGTGGCACAGCTTATGTAGTTGACGATATTGTCACTCATGGAGATGAAACTTTTATCTGTATACTAGCTTCAACAGGAAACGCTACGTCTAATGCTACCTATTGGACAAAGTTAGCGGCTAAAGGAACAGATGGTACGAATGGTACAGATGTCGGAACAGTAATAACAACACAAGGTGATATACTTTATAGAGATGGTTCAGGTCTACAAAGATTACCTAAGGGTACAGCAAACCAACTATTACAAATTAATAGTGGTGCGACTGCACCTGAATGGACTACATTTTCTGCTTCTGACTATGTAAAAGTAGCAGAGGGTTCAGTTACAAATGACGCTACTTGGGATTTTTCATCTACAATATTTGATAATTCAATTTACATGAATTATGACGTATTTCTTGAGGCAGAACACCATGATGGTACTCAAAGTGGTAATGCAGAATTTAGATTAATAGATTCTAGTGGAAATAATATTGGTAGTTCAACAACATCTGGTAATGTTATAGAAATGAACAGTTCATCTACTAGTGTTAATGGTTATCAAAGAGATGGTGCAGATAGTGCTATATTTTATCAAGATGGTTTTAGGAATACTAAAGGTTTATATATGTTGACTATTCAAGGTATGGGTAGAGCAGAAGAAAAAACTGGTAATGGGTTTAGCACAAGAGCAAACCATGATGGTACAACAAGAACAAGAACATCTTGGTGGAGTTTCTTTTGCACCCAAAATGCGGCTACAGGTTGGGGTTTTAGATTTCAATTTACAGCAGGAGCAACAGGAACATATAAAATATTTGGGAGAAAATAATTATGACAATGAATAGAGTTACAATCGGATTAGGTAAAGACAATACAGTTAAAGATACATTACCTGTAGAACAAGAAAATGCTTTTATCCAAGCTGAAGCAGAAAGAGCAATTGAAACACAAGCTAAAAAAGACTTAAAAGCTAGTGCTAAAGCAAAGTTAATGGCAGGAGAAGCATTAACTGAAGAAGAAGCTAATACAATAGTTTTATAATTAAATGAAAGATACTAACGAACTGAACCTTGAAATCGAAAGAATTAAAGGGGATATAAAGCTTATCAATCAGTCGCTAGATACAATTAAGAACAATCATTTATTTCACATAGAAAAATCAATTTCAAATATTAACAAAGTATTATGGACAGTAGGAATAATGATTTTTACGCAACTAATCATAGTTCTTAGAGATTTTATTTTCTAATGTTTAAAATTATAGCAACTGTATGTTTTCTTTCTGTTGGTTCAGAAAAACAAAATTTATGTATGTCTGGAGTTATTCCAATGACAACAGGAATTCCGACATCACAAATTTGTCTTCAGTCAATTAAAGAAATTGCTGAATACGTAGATGAAGATTTCAAATCAAGAAATATTTCCATGAATTTAAAATGTGTAAAGGATAATTATGGGACTACCAATATTTAAATTATTAACGTTTGGCGCTAAGACAGCAGCAAACATTTATCAAACAAGAAAAGAA